ACTCGCGCCAGTGTCTGCAACTCCATATCGTGCAAATTGAAAACCGATCTCTCTATTTCCGGTAAATTCATATACCGATGACACGAGCGTACTGGCTGTAGTATGTCCATCAGCGTTTCTTATGTAGTCGCTCACGAATATCTCTCCACTGGCTGTACCTTCAACCTGGGGCCGAACCGCAACGACGATGCGCTGGCCCGTTCCAGTAAATACAAAATTGCCAGTCACGCGCCAATATCCAGTCGACGGTAGCCGTATTGTATCGCTGCTTAATATTGTATAAGTACCACCATTGCTTATTTGTACAACAGCACCAGCTGTGGTATCGAATAAATCTCTTAAAGTAAAAGTTGTACTATCATTAACATTAGTCTGATTTGTCTGCAACGAAATCTTATACATCACGGGCGTGGTTTGAGTGACATTCGAGAATGAAATGGTTCCATCCGTTTCGACGGCCATCCTTTCGACTGCATTCCCTTCTGGCGTATTGGTGAACAATCTAAAGGTCGACGTGCTGTCTGTACCGTCACTCATCAGCACCATGTCTGTGAAGCAATTCCCATCGTCGTCCTTGAAAGACCTGAGGGCAAACTGATTCTTGGTGGTGACGTCGTAGGTGTACGAAGAGGGTGCCGCTTCCCCTATAGGATCGAAGTAACTCTTATAGGGAAATTGGGGATTAGCCAGACCAATTCCGCCAGGCATGATTACTATTAACATCTAGAATTTATGGCATTCTTTATCATAATTTCAACTGGAGTTTCGGGTTCCCAGTCAGCCCAGACACGAACCGCCTGGTTTACGCTGAGATAGCGTTCGTCGTCCCCGTCGTATTCACGGAACTCATCGTCAAATCCCATCTCGGACTCCTGCACAACCATGTCTTCCTCATCACTGTCCGATTCCTCATCTTCTTCTGGTAGGATGGATCCAAATACCCTCCCGGTGACATTCATGGCACACCACTTCATTCCATATTCCATGTCCAGTGCTGTCACAATGTTCCTACCGGTGGCCTTGCAATATTCGGCAGCCACAATCACGGAATTCTCCAGAACGGGCTGAATGGCGTTCATCGCCGCTTCAATCATCTGTGCTTCGCGGTCCATTATTATTTTTTAAAATGTCGCTTTTCTTTAAGAGAGGAACATGCAGAAGCCTCCAGTTGGATTCCGTGGCGACACTGGTATTGGTGCTCTAACCGGCTTGAGTGGTGTGGGTCAGCAAGATCTATTTCTTTATGACTTTGACTCTAAGAGGGAGTACAATTATAAGGAGTATTCTCAGGCGACTCCTTACTATAGGTTTTATAGACCGTCAGAAACTAGTTTTCTAGGAGGAGATGTTCGTTACACATTTAGACCTCAAACTATGGGCGATCTTCTCACCAGCCTCATGTTAAAATTTACATTCCCTTCGACAACCGGAACACCCACATGTTTAAAGAACCTCGGTCTTTCTATGATTAAAAAAATAGATTTGATAGTGAATGGGAATGTAATACAATCGCTTAAAGGTGATTGGATGTCAATCTATGAATCAATGTATTCTAATCAACAGGACCGTGAAAACATATTGAATGTTTCTTTCAATCTCGGTGCCAAGTATGACACTCAACCAATCTTGAAAGCCAATGACACATCCCAAAGGTTATTCTTTCCACTTCCGTTTTTCTTCAACAACCATTACACGGATTCGAGAGTTGACACAACATCATTTCGAGCACCCATGCCTCTATGCGCGATGTATAATACTGAAATAACCATTTACATTCAGTTTCGCGCACTCGCCGATATAGTCAGTGACACAAGTGGCTTTGCTGCTGGGGCGGATCTCACCGACTTTGCGTTCGTCACCGAAGAAGTCATGTTGACACCGAGTGAACGCTTCATGCTACGTTCTACGCGCCAAGAATATCCAGTTGAGAAGATTACAGCAGAAGAATCAGAGGTTCCGGCGGTTTTAGATCAAAAATTTCGTTATTATTTTAACAGCGCTTATTCATGCCGCGCTATATTCTGGAATCTCAAGGAAAACAAACTTGGTTACAATCCATTGTTTTTTGATTCTATCGTTGACGCGCGAATCACGACCGTGAATAAAACAGACAGAAACGAAATTCGTTTACCACTCTTTCTGCAACAATTACAGGCATACCTGCACGATTACCACAACGATGGAAGTTTCTATGGTTATTCATTTTCCGAACAACCCTTGCAAGTCGTGTTGGGAGACTATGAGTTTAGAGCACCTCGCCCTTAAAGTGCTTACATTGATATAGGACTGACGATCGCTTCTGGTACATATGGTAATTGGAGTCAGACATTGGAAGCTGTAGGCGTTGAAAATTTCACAATTCAAAGTCAAAAAATTCTTTTGGACACCAATGTTGGATTTCAAAGTGGGGATAAACTCTTGAGCCTGGACATGAAAACGGATGGATACTTTCGCACGAGTACCGTGGGCGTTGGCATCCCGGTGACCGCTTATACAAGTAACGGAAACACTGCCAATGCACCATTCTACATGCGTTTTGATCCGTGGAATGGTTTAGACGAGGGCTACATCAAAATTACACCAGATTCTTTTATGAATATAAATACATTCGTGCCAGTAGTTGAAAATTATATTTTAACTATGTATTATCTTTCCACAAACAAGTTCGTAGTCGAAAACAGCTCCGTGGATTTTATTGATTTCGACGAGAAAACGGGGATTGTTGATGATAGAATCGAAATCGAACGCAAGGCCGCCGAAGCAAGGGCGATTGCGGAAGCCGAAGAAGAGAAGAAACGCGAAATTGAAAGACTAAAAGAAGAGGAACGGAAACAATTGGAAATGGAACTACTTGCTATTCAAAGAGCCGCCAAAGAAAAGGCAAGGCTTGAAGCGGAAGAAGCCGCAAGACTTGCCGAGGAAGAAAGAAAACGACTCGCACTAGAAGATTTAAGAATAACCGCGAATCGAAGAGCGATAAAAGACACAGAGAGAGCCAAAATTGCTGCCATTGAATACGAAAACGAAATAAAACGTTTAAAAGAATTGGATAAATCAAGGAAATCTAGGTAAATTGATTTCCGAACCTGAAAATAAAAGACGTGCTACACCATTTTCGATATACAACAAGTTTGTCGAAAGTGCGTACATGCGAACTCTAACGTCGTCACTTGTTCCATCGCTATTAGCCTTGGCGTTAGTATAAAATAATGGATTAATAATTGTAGAAAAATTTATAGATCCATTGGGGATTGTTCTGTTCATGGGATCTTTGCATAGCGCGAGGGCATAAATAAATCCACAATAACGATTTGAACCTGCTAGTATGTCCTGAGCAGAACCAGGAAAGTGTGCATAATATTGAAAACCTCGATACATTTCAAATGTCCCCACTTCTTTTGGCATCAGAACTTCGTTGTCAAGTACGATCTCCAACGATTTCAAAAAATCATTTTGATCCACGCTCGAGAGTGGTGGCGCAACTCCTCTAGAATAATCAAAAATATCCGTTGTATCACTTCTGGTATCTTTGAATATAACAAAAAGTGCCTTGACAGGATTGACAAACGTGGGACGCATCACAAATTCCACATCCGTGGTACCTTGGTACGTTTCTTCGTGAACTTGAAATTGTTGTACAGGAAATACAAGGGGTCTGTTTGCAACAGAATTAATCACTTCATCGGGAGCATACCCATATTCAATACGGAGACGAACAGCGGAACTCGTTACACCCGAATCTGCTCCACCCCAACTGTCCGAATTTCTGAGTCCCACGGAAATCTCAACCTCTTGGTAACGCAATGCAGCCAGTGGAATGGCGAGTTCGGGTTGCCCATAAAACCAAAATTGCAATGGAACCTGAAGTCGATATGTCCGTGGATACTGAGTGGTGTTGGTGAAAGGATATGTCGGACCACCGCCTAACATCCTAAACAACTGAGTCACGGAAAATGCATCCTTTTCTCTACCTTCGACATTTAACCTCAGATTTAAAGTCTCGCCAGTTTCTTGCTGTATCGTAGTACCACCTATTACCAATGAAACGTAATCAATCATAGCCAGTGCATGGTTTATAGTAGAACTTGCCGAACTGGTGTAGTCGATGAGTAGATACATGCGCGTGATAAAATCGCCGTGCCGTGGAATCAAAAAATTTGCATTTCCACCATGATTGATTGTTAAAGGATCGGTGTCAAAACTCTGTGTAACAAAGTTAGATTTTTTGGTGAACACGCCTTTGAATGGAGTCTGTTCCATATTCTACTATGACCGATGTTTATTTTTTCTCGATAATAGCGAGCACTTGTTTATGGACTGTGTCGTAACTCATCTTGGTGCGAACCTCTTCTTGAACCCACTCGGACGTGGTATCTAATTTTCCCTGATAGACTTTTTCTAGTGCATCCACGGTTCCATCAACACTTGGCGTCACCCACCACGCATCCTGAAAACGATTGAAACATTTTTGAGCAGGTGGAACACTTATGCCATGCCAACAGTAATCGTCCATTGCTCCAAATTTAGTAGTCACCACAGGCAATCCAAAGTATTGAGCCTCCAACTGAGGGATGCCAAAACCCTCGGAGCACGAACCGCATAGATAGACATCAG